CACCGCCGCGGTCGGGTTGCGCCCGAACGCGCTGATGGCGTTCGCGAGGTCGGCCTCGGTCCTGATCGGGTAGCCGCCGTTCGGCATTGCCTCCCCGGTCTTGGCCATCGCGCGCCGCGCCTCTGGCGTGTAGTCCGCGTCCCAGTATATGTCGACCTCGTCGGCCAGCTCGTCGATGTCCTCGTCGTCGCCGATCCGCAGCTTCGGCCCGCCCCGCGCGGCGCCGACGATGGCGATGTGGTTCGCGCGGATCTTGGTCTGGATGGCGTCGTACTGCTGGCCGTCCGGCGTCTGGCCGTCGGCCCACTTGATGTCGGCCGAGTAGCCGACGCTGAGCTGCGCCTTGCCGCCCCTCCAGGCGTCGATCGCGCCCTGGTCCATGACCAGCATGGGGACGCGGACGAACTCGCCGTCGCGGGCGATGGTGCCGTCGGACACGCCGACGGAGTGCCTGCGCCAGTTGGCGGAGGTGACAGGCTCGCTCGGGTGGTCGTTCGTGATGGGCCGGAAGGCGAAGCTGCCGAGCGAGTCCTTGCTGAAGACCTCGCTCTCGGGCCGGTACACGCGCACCTGCGCGAGGTCCGGCCTGCCGAGCTCCCTGCCGGCGTATATCTGTATGCCCGTGCGCGCCACGCGCGGCGAGGCCGCTAGGTAGCCGTCGACGGTGGTGCGGACCGTGTCGGTGAAGTCGATGGTGACGACGTCTACTAGGTCCATGCCCGCTCCTCTATTGACCCCAGAGCCTCTTGACCCAGGGCGACTCGCGCTGCGTCCTGTCGTGCCAGGGCTTGTCCTTCCCGTGGAAGAACACCACCCCATTGCTCGGCGGCGGCCCCTGCCTGCGCACCCTCAGCTCCTTCGGGTAGGACGCCACCTGTGGGTACGCCCAGCCGGCACACCCCGGCGCCCTGGCCAGCCTGTACGAGAGCCAGGACTGGTCCGACCCCATGAAGCCGGCCTTGTTAGCCAGGGCCGGCGACCTGGCGGGGTCGAACCCCGCCCACATCTCCGCAAGGTCGCCCGCCGTGAACAGCCACATCGAGCCGTTGTAGACCTTCGGGTGCCTGGTCCCGCGGACCGCCCACCCCACGAATTTCTCCTGCCTGGAGAGCAGGGGCCTCATGTCTCCCGCGACGACCGCGTCGAGGTCGATGCTGCAGACCCTGTCCCCGGGCGCTATGCCCAGGTCGGCCTGCGTGGCCGGATCGAAGAGCTTCAGCCGTCGGTAGCACGACGGCAGATGTATGCCGCTGGCGTTCGAGAGCCCGCTGAAGTCTCCCCACAGCGGCCTGACGTCCACCGACGGATCGATCCCCTTGTCGCCGGCGTCGGTCACGAGGACCGGCCGGTAGGGCGAGCCCGCCATGCCGCGCCGGAGGCCGGCCGCCATGGCGTTGACGTGCTCCGGCAGGTACGGACACCTGAACCCGGACTGCGTCCACATCCACATGACGACGTGGAGCGCGCTCATCGATCAGACCCCGCGGTCCCGCGCCCGTGGGCGCCAGCGTCATTCACTACCGCTTCGGGGCCCCGCTGGGAGCCAGCGTTCGTTGGCGGGTGGACGCGGTCGTACTTGAACCTGTACCTGAGCGGACGCTGGTCTTCCGACGCCAGCGACGCCCGCCTCTGCCTGATCCGGGCGATCGCTGGCAGGTCCTCCGGCTGCTTGCGCAGGTATGTCGTGGTGGAGGCGTCCGACACCAGCGTCCGCGGGTACCTGACGAGGTCGGCCTTGATCTGCTTGACCGCGGTCGCCCTGGCGACGAGCCTGTCCCTGAAGTCGCCGTCCGTGCCGTAGTAGCCGGCGAACCGCTCGTCGTAGCCGCCGACCTCGTCGTACAGGCGCCTCGACATGAGCCAGCTGTTGGGGTGCGGCTTGTACGGCGTCATGTCCGGGGCCGAGACCCTGCGGAAGGTGTAGGCGGTGTGCGGGTCCCACTCGCGGAGCAGCACCTGGTCCCACAGCTTCGCCGTCGGGAGGTGGTCCATGTCCGTCAGCAGGACCCAGTTGGTCTCGGCGTGCCTGACCCCGATGTTGCGGCAGGCGTCCTGGTTCCAGCGGATGTCCTTGCGCACGCGGTAGACCTGCAGGCCCACGCCGTCGAGGTCCTCCGCGAAGGCCGGCCTGTTCGGCGAGCCGTCGTCCACGACCACGACGCTGAGCTGGTCGCGCAGCCTGTCCGACAGAGCCCGCACCGCGTCGTACTGGACCCTCAGCATGTCGGCGTTGTCGTAGTAGGCCAGGACCAGGGTGGTGGGCGACATGGTCATCGTCCCCCCGCCCCCCGGCGCACGGCGCCCGGGTGCCTGGCGCTGAGCTCGTCCAGCATTCGCGCTATGGCCTCCGGCGTGTCGCAGCGGGCCTCCACGCTCACCTCGCCGCCGCCCCGCGCGTGCGCGGCGGCGATCGCGGCCCTGGCCTTCGGCAGGTCCGCCTGGCAGGCTATCTCGTCCCCGTACTCGGCCTGGCCGACGTACACGGCGATCGACCCCGGCTGCGTAACGGACATCACCACGGCTATGATCTTCAGCATCGCGCACTCCTCTGCATGTTCATCTCCGCCGGCGTCCTCACGTCGAAGCAGTCCAGCAGCGTGCGTGACGAGACGTTCGTCACGCGCGTGCCCGCGGCCTGGAGCTGCTCGGCCACCCGCCGGAGGCCGGCCGCCCAGTCCCTGTACCTGCCCTTCGTGGTCGCGCCGGTCGGCCTCCACGGGTACGGCGGGTACCAGTACGGCTCGCCGCCCGGGCCCCTCTGCATGTCGAACCCGAACAGCAGTAGCTCCCTCGGGCGCATGGTGTGCGCGAGGTTGAGCGCGCACTCCCCGCTGTTGGCCCCGTTGAGCGTGTGGTCGTGCGGCGAGAGCTCGTGCGACTCGTTGTCGCACTCGAAGATGTGCGCCCACGGGAAAGGCTTGTGGTATATGTTCTGCGCGGCCGAGCGGCGCAGGTAACAGAGCGTCCGCCGCTCGCGCAGGTGCGCCCAGCGGTCCTCGGCCCACAGCCTGTCCATGCTGATGGCGCAGTCCCACCGGGGCAGGAGGACCGCGGAGTCGTTGACGGCGATCAGGAAGCCGGGCACGAGCGACGGGTCCACCTCCGTGAAGGACCAGCCCCCGGCGACCACCGACACTACCTCGTGCTTACCCGACATAGACCTCGTCCTTCCCCGCGCGGGCGGCGAGGCCGTAGCCCTCGCGCGCCATGAACTCCTCGATGGACGCCCTCGCCCTGGGCAGCATCTCGACCTGCAGCACCGGGCGGCACCGCCGCACGGTGTCGATCGCGCCCTCGAGGGCCTGACGCTCGTGGCCCTCCACGTCCAGGAACACGACGTCCACGTCGTCCAGGCCGAGCTCGTCTAGCCTGACGGTCGACGCCGTGGCGCTGCCCCCGGGCTCCAGCCTCCAGCTGCCGGCCGAGACGCTGGGCCTCATGGCCGCGTCGCCCGTGGAGTCGCTCAGCGCGGTCGGGTGCACGAAGACGTTGGCCTGTGCAGACAGGTTGCGGACGGCGCAGGCGTAAAGCATCTGCTCGGGTTCGAACGCCATGACGACGTCGAAGAGCCCGGCCAGCTTGCGAGCCCAGAGCCCCGCGTGCGCGCCGGCCTGGACGCACGTGCGCCTCCGCCCGCACAGCGAGACGGCCCTGTCCATGTCCGGCAGGCCGCGCAGCACCAGCGCGTGGCACGCCTCCGGCTTGTGGTCGTAGTCCGGCCACCAGAGGCCGAAGTCCCGCCTGTACGTGATGCCCTTCATCTCGTCACCCACACGCACGCGCCCTTGCGCATCTCGCACCTGGCCGGCGCGAGGCCGGCCGCGGTCAGCCGCGTCGTCCACCACGGCATCCCCTCCTGGATCAGGTGCGCGTTGCGCCCGTCGGGGAGCGTCTCCTTGGCCGGGCCGGTAGCTATGTTCAGGAACAGGCCCCTGAGCGCGAGGGCGCGCATGTGCGCGAGGACGTTGTCGAGCAGCGCGGGCTCGATGTGCTCTAGCACGTCGGTGGCCACGACGAGGTCGGCCGGCCCCGGCATGTCGTCCTTGCCCAGTATGCCCGGGTCGTACTCTCGGACGTCGAAGACGTCCGGCTTGAGGCAGGGCCTCAGCGTGCCGCGGCCGCACCCGTAGTCCAGTATGGACCGGGCGCCGATCTCGAGCGCGAAGTCCGTGACGACTAGCGCCCAGCCGTAGCCGGACGCGCCCCAGCCGGGGCTCTCGTACCGCTTGCGGAGCGTGGCGCGGTAGGCGGGCGTCGCGACGAGGTCCCGGCGGTCGATCCCCCACTGTGTCATCGGCCGCTCCTCAGCCAGACGTTGTAGCTGTGCCCCTTGGTGCCGCCCTCCTTGCGCCTGTCCTCCTCGCGGACGATCGTCCAGTCTAGTGGCGGGTCGGTCAGACGGGCGCGCCACCACGGCGTGTCCTCCACGATGAGGTGGGCGTTGCGTCCGTCGGGGAGCAGCTTGTTCGCGGGCCTGGTCGCGATCGAGAGGTAGCAGCCGTCGAGCGAGAGCGCGCGCAGGTGCGTCAGCACGTTGTCCAGCAGCGCCGGCTCCACGTGCTCGAGGACGTCGGTGCAGACGACGAGGTCCGCGGGCCCCGGGTCCGCGGCGAGCTTCGGCACCGCCGGGTCGTACTCGGCCAGCTTGAGGCCGGCCTCCATGAGCTTCAGCTGCTTGCGCAGCGTGCGCTCGCCGCAGCCGTAGTCCAGCAGGCGCGCCGCGCCGAGCTCCTCGGCGAACGCGACCACCGCCTCGGCGTGCTTCCAGCCGCTGCCGCCGAAGCCCTCCGGGGCCTCGTGCATCGCCTGGTTCTGCGCCAGCGCGTGGTCGCTGATGAGCGAGCGCCTGTCGATCCTGGCCCTCATCGTCCTTCCCTCCCCATGAACATGCCAACGTGGCCCATGTCTAGCGCCTGGGCGCCGCGCCGCGCGAGCCTGACCGCGAGGCACGTGGCCGTCGGGCCCAGGCACAGCACGAACAGGTCGAGCCCGGTCGCGGCCGCGCGCCGCTCTATGTCGTCTATCTCGGCGTAGGCGTGCTGCCGCGGCGCGCCGACGAGCGTCACGCCCGCCGCGCCCTCGGGCACGCGGCGCATCTTGCCGGAGGTCAGCGGCTCGCCGGTCACGAGCCCGACCCGGCGGCCGGCCCAGAGCCCGCGTATCTTCTCCCAGTAGTCCGGCCGGTCGATCCACGGCGCGCTGTCTGGCCTGGTCACGAAGGCCGAGCCGTACTCGCCCGGGGCTATCATCTTCGTATACCTGGGCTCCGCGTACCTGGCCCAGTTCCTGGCCTTCGGGCCGGCGCGGTCGTGCGGCAGGCACACGAGCGCCCCGCCGTCGTCGCCGGCCAGTATTTTCCTGAGCTCGGCCGCCAGCCGCTTGTCGCGGCGCTGCGAGGCGCAGTCCGCGCCGTGGCAGAGCCTGAGCTCGCCGTCGCCGAATCGCGCGAGCGACGCGCCCGCGAGCGCCCGATCTATCGTCTCGTCCTCCGTCAGCATGCCCGTCACAGCCTCCTCGCCCCCTCGGTGACCAGTCTTATGAACTGCGTCCGGCTCATGGACACCGTCGCCGTGTCCCCGCTGGACCCGTCCGGCTTGGTCGGGCCGCGCACGGTGATCTCCACGGCCTCGCGCAGCCTGCCGGCGTAGTTGACCGACAGGTACGGCGGGTAGTCCCCCTCGTACTCGGTCGGCGTGTGCGCGCAGATGTTCATGGCAGTCACTCCTCCTCGTGCACGGACGCGAACCGCCTGTCGTCTGACGGCACGAACGCGCACCTGCAGCCCGGGTGCGCGGGGATGATGCCCCGCGCGGTGTTGATCCCGTACGGCCCGCCGTCGGAGATGTCCTCGCAGATCGGGCAGACGTCGTCGTCGCCCGCGGTGAGGACCTCCACCTCGCGGAGCGCCTCGACTCTCCTCTCCTGCCTGGCGATCCGCCTGATGGTACTCTCGGACGGCTGCCGCTCCCTGCTGATCCGCGAGCCGGCCGCGTCGGACACGGAGTCGAGCCTGGGCCTCGCGCGCCTGGCGCCCTGCCTCGTCTCGGGTATCAGCCCGACGCTGGTCACGCCGGCCTCCTGGAACACGTCGAGCGTGGCCTCGGTGAAGGCCCTGGACGCGAGCACCTCCACGAGCGCCCTGGTCCTGGCCGCGCCCACCCCCTCCGCCGCCTCGGCGATGGCCCTGGCCGCGGCGGCCGGCCTCAGGTGACGCAGCCTGGCGTCCGCGGCGGCCCGGCCCACCCTCTGTGAGAAGGCCTGCCCGATGCCGCGGCTCTCCACGTCCGCCAGCTCGGCGAGCGCGGAGACCTTGGCCCCCCTGCCCGCGAGCGTGCCGTGCGGCGCGGCGGTCATGCCGGCGAGCCTCACGGCCCGCCTGACCCCCGCGTCGTAGCACAGCTCGACGAGCGGCCTGAGCCACGCGCCGTCCAGGCCGTTGAAGGTCGCGGCCCCGCCGAGCAGGCGCTGCAGCGAGTCCGCCGGCCCCGCGCCGGAGAGCTGCGCGGCGATGCCGGCGGCGGTGACGCCCGCGAGGCCGAGCACGTCGTGCTCGACCACGGCGGAGCGCGCCGCCCGGGCGACGGCCCTCCACCTGGCCGCGCCGGCGCGCGCGAACCGGCGCCTGAGCGGCAGCGTGCCGGTCGGGTCGGCCGTGGGCCGCGCGTCGTGGACGTGGGCGCTGTGGCCGCTCACGCGAGCGGGTCCTCGGCGTCGGGGCCGGCCTTGGGCTTGGCCCTCGGGTCGGCGGGGTCGAGGCCGGCCTCGCGCGCGCGGGCCGCCATGGCCTCGGCCTCGGGGTCGTCCCCGCCCTCGGGCTGCAGGCTCTCCAGCGTGCCGTCCCTGAACGCCTCCAGCGTGGCCTCGAGGCCGGGGTAGGTGCCGTCCTCGATCAGCTGGTTGAGGCGCGCCTCGGCGAGCACGTCGCCCGGGATGAGGCCGCTGTCGACGTCGACCTTGAACGTGGCGGCCTTCTTGGAGGCGACCTCCGCGCCCTGCGCCTCGTCCATCTGCCAGAGCGGCGACCACACGGAGTGCAGCTCGGCCGGCCTGGCGCCGAGGGCGCTGCGGATCAGCACCTCGTCCAGCCTGGCGAGCGCGGGCCCGATCTCGGTCTTCTGCTCGGTCTTGATGCGGTCGTAGTAGTTGCGGGTGTCGCTGTCGCCCGTGGCGTTGAGCCCCTTGGGCGACTGCGAGAGCATGCGCGTGGCCGGGATGTC